TAGGTTACTTGTAACCTTAGTAGCTAATGCTCTTATGCGCTCTTTTTCTAAAAGCTTTGCGTTTATAACATTATCTAGGGTCTTTAACTGCCTCAGATATTCTTTTGCTGTCACTCACTCACCTCCTATATTTTGCCTCTTCCCCATCTTTTGATCTTACCAGTACCCAATTAGGGAAGCCTTTTGCATTATGCTCGTGTGGTAAGTATCCAGCTCCAACTATTTTTAGTCCAGTCTTATGCGTTTTTTCACATTGCTCCGCCCTATTCTTATCGTTATAACTTGTTCCACACAGCTCACACGTATACACTGTTTTTATCTTCATGCTTCTACCTCTTCGATTGCTTTTTTCATCTCTCTAAGTCTTTTAATCAAATCTTTTTCGTGCTGCTCTGCTTCCTCTTCCAGAATCCTTGCCCCTACCTCTGCAAACAGCATTTCTCTATCAGTCGTGAAATCTGCAGGGAAACCCACATCTTCATAGCCGATTCCCTTCTTAAAAATTTGAAAGCTTATAAGTAATTCATCTTTTTTCGCAGCAACTCTAAGCTTTTCAGCTAATTCGCGAAACTTGCGAGATACACTTCTTGAAAATTTTATGCCTTCGACTCTTTCGATAATTTTATCTATATCATTCTTCATTTACTCACCGCCTCACTTCAGCAACTCATCTAACTCCTGATAAGCTTCTGCAATTTCGTCGTCATAATCAGCAACTTGATTTTCGAGCTTTTTCTCAATCATAGCTACTACTTCTTCCATGTTGTTGCCGCGTAAAGGCATAGGAACGCATTCTCTGTATCCTTCATCGTCGCTACATCCCGTAAGTGATATAATGCAGCATTCAAATGTATCTAAAAACTCAAGCATGCCCATCGTGTTTTCCAACTTCTTTTTGTAAAAGTCTATCTTTTCGTTAAGATCATCTATTTTATCAATTTTGTTTTTTATTTCTTCTTTTCTCTTATCTTCCATCTTTTTATCCCCACTGTTCAGCCATAGCCTTTGCTATGCCTGTAAATGTCTTGCTTCTGACTGTCGCCTTGTTCTTTTGCCCTTGTACTTCGTGCCAGCATCCGGCTTTTCCATTTGACCATCTGCCGTATAATTCAGCATTATTAGGCTTATCTAAGCTATTGCCCTGTAAGGGTTTCAGTCCTTTCAGCCATAAACAAGTTCTCTTTGTTACATAATTTTCTTTATCATCCTTGGACTCTGCAAATTGATACGGCTCAATAATCTGGTCAGGCTTTCTATATACAGTTGACATCACCCCGACGGGATTTTCTATAGCTACCTTACTACAACTCACATTTGCAAATTTCATAAAGAACTCTTGTGCTTTTATCCTCTTTTGCGTCCTTGCATTGATTTGCTCAAGTGTAGCTCCTTTTAAGCTGTGGCTTCTTGTCGCTGCATTGCTCAAGTAAGTACAAGGCGGATGTGCAATGATTAAATCCCACTTGTCTACTGTATGACACTCTCTATCTTGTGTAAAAAAAGATACACTTCGATGTTCAATTATTTTTAATACATCTTTTTGTATATGCCATTCCGGATGTCCTCCATATTGGTCTTCTATATCACAGCTGTAAGCTTCGTGCCCTAATGCTCTAAACTCTTTACAGACCGTCTGACTGCACTCACATGCAATTAGCACCTTCATTCTTCACCTCCGAACATAAGCTCTCCACCACAAGCAGAATATCCTGCAACATCAACCCAACTATCTTTGTCTCTTCCCGCACTTGACTTTATTCTTGCAGTCTTCAGCAATATCATCATTGCAGCCACCTGTGGCGCTGCTATGCGTATGCCTAGGAAAGTGCTCCAAAATTCTGCTATAGTGTTGAAATTATCCTCAGGCTCTCCATACTGCAGGTTTCTGTCACCACATACACATTCATTTGCCAAATCTAAAATCTCTATTCTTGTCATTACTTAATTACCATCCTTCCTTTTCTTTCGTCTCTTGCTAATTAACATATTCAATCTTGCTATAGCTACGGCCGTCTCTTTTGCCTGTCCTGTGTAACAACCTCCGCCCATAGCATTAACCCTCACATTTTCGCCTTTACTAATAAGCATTAGATTATCTATAGTACAATTTAACGGATTATTATCTCTAAATATCACTATTTCACCTTGTGGTATTTCTCCGTTATGTTCTTCCCATATCACCCTATGCTTTAGCTTCCACGTTCCCGGATCTTTAACCTTTATTTCTATATACCCATCTTTCGTAATCCTTTGGCTTCCAACAGGCCTATAGTTTTGAGGGCCATGGCCTTTTTTAAACATTGTACCTTTACACTTTGCATATTGTTCTAAACTCATTTTTTTGCCTTTATTTGCGGGCACATGCTTCTTTTTAAACGTTGTGTTAATTCCTGACCGAATTTTATTATTATCCTTAAAGCTCTTTATTTGTGCATAGGTTAGGCATCTTCCAAACTTCTCTTCAAAAGCGCTTTGTATTTCACATGAAAAATGCCCGGGAATGAAAGATCTTAAAAACGCCTTTTCCTCATCTGTATATCTAATTTGCATTCTTTTCAATTCCAAACATAGGTAAATTGACACTTTCTTTTCTTCCGCATTCATCAATATGCTTCTGTGCATTCAATGCAAGATGTCCGTTTTCTATAATGGTCTTTGCTATTTTCTGCACTGCCTCGCTCTTTTTTATTTCTTTATCAAGAGCTTCATCCGTCAGTTCGTCATCTGTAATTCTTTCAATAGCCTCAAATAAATAGTTGTTTAAATCTGATAGTGTATTCTTCATTGTTTTCTCCTTAATATCCCTTTCCTGTTTCCATATTGTTTTATATTTCATGTGATTCACTCCTGCTACACAACATACTTTTCGTGTGCTATTTCCAGGTTTCTCTCATCAAGATCCAAGTATATTTGCGTTGTCTTAAGATCCTCGTGTCCCAACATTTTACTGACCTGTTCCACGGGCATTCCTCTTTTTAAGGCCATTGTTGCACAAGTTCTCCTGAATCTATGCGGATGCACATTTCTAACTCCCGCTTTTTCTCCAAGCCTTTTACAAAAACCCTCTATCGCACTGTTACTTGTATGATCTTTACTGTTTCTGTGTCGTGTACTTGGAAAGATATACGGATTATTTACTAAGTTGATTTCTCGAATATGTTCATCCAACGTAAGTCTTGCTTGTGCATTAAGATAAACGGTTCTCTCTTTGTTTCCCTTGCCTAAAACATTTATCTTTCTGCCTTCTATATCTTCAAACTTTATAGATACAAGTTCAGAGACTCTACATCCGGTGCTAAGTAGCATATCAACAATAAGCTTTTCTTTTATTGTCTTACAATTCTGTCTTAACTTGAGAACTTCAACATCTGTAAATGCTTTCTTTTGTTTCTTTGCTACCTTGATACTACCTACCTTTCGTGCAGGGTTGGTCGGTATTATCCCTTCGATAGTCAGAAATTCAAAAAAGGTTCTTAAGTATCTTAAGTTGTTTGAAACAGTCACTTTGGATACTTTATCCCGATGTTCTCTTAGTGCTAGGTAATATAATATATCGTCTGAGTTTACGCATTCAGCCGGCTTTCCTATCACGCTTAGCATCCTCGGAATTTCGGCAGAATATTGCGCTAATGTCTTTTCAGATAAACCCTGCACCGTTTTTGTCATTATGAACTTTTTAAAATACCATTCATTTTTGTCTTCTTCTCTTATAACTAAGTCTGTATTTTCAAGCTTGATACTGTATCCGTGCATAATCATATATAGCTTAGATTTAAGCTCTCCAGCATCTATATCAACATTTGCTGCCAGTTCCATAACTATCTTAGATATTAATTCGTCTTTCATAGCAACATTCCTTTCTTTGCTGGCGTAACAAATATATGCTCCTGTGGAACTTTTTCCCAAAGTAAGCTGTCCTGTCTTGCGATAACCGCCTTGATTCCAAGCAGTGACAGCTGTATGTAACTCATATATACACATGCAAAATCTATATCTGAAGCTTTTATATCAAGAAGTTTTTGATAATTTATATCCTTATCTCTCAAAGCTCTGGCATATGCAATAATCATTCCGCTACTGCCACATGTAGGCTCATGTAGTGTTATTACATCCTCTGTGGATACTATATTTTCATCCATCATCTTACTGACCAGTCTGCTTATATTATCCGGAGTAAAGAACTGCCCAGTAACTTTACTGCTTGTCTCCAAGCCCATATATACACTTCCCAATACATCCGACATATCTTTTTCAAGTGCTAGTGTAAGCAACCCTCCAAGCTCTGCAAAACCGTCCACTTCTGCAGACTGATATTTGCTTATTGTGTTTAAATACTGCTGCTCTCTCTTTTCCCAAACAGATGTACCTGTAGGCTCACAAGAATTTGCTATTGCTAAAGCGTATACTTCTATCCAATCCCTGAACACCTGATGCGCTGAATAATACTTTGACATTTCGCCTATCTTTTTTACTATCTCGTTTTTATAATCCATAAACAAAGGAGCCGGATATCCCTTAGTGCCGGCAGGCTCGACTCCTTTCTGATCTACTTTATTTTCTCTCCCTCAAAACTCCTGTATCCACCTTTTACCCTTGCATCAAGCTCGTCTATGTAAGCCTCCATTATCTTGCAGGCTATAGGATAGCTTGAATAGTTCGCCTCAACATATTTCATTAAGACCTGCATAGACTTTGCAACCTCGTCTTTATCTGAATTTTCATCAAACTCCCTTGCCGACTTCCACCACTTATTGTGTATGTCGTTTATCATCACAATTATCTTGTCATTCGGCATTATTTCCTTATAGTCCATATCCTTTAAAAACTCCTAAATTGTTTCTAAACTGATAACAAG